CAAGCTATGAAAATTATCGCTATCCTGAGAACAAAGCCGAACAGACTATTAAAGAAGAACCGCTCAAAGATGGAGTGCATGACCATGTAAACGATGCGTTGCGCTACATGATTTGTAATCTTTTTCCTATAAAGAGTAGAATGGCCGGTGTAATAGATTGGTAAAAAATATATGGTAACAATTCCTGATTTATCGCAAGGTGCGATAGCAGATTCATTACAAAGTAAATTACGTTATATTGAAGATGAGCGCATACGTGAACGCGATTATCTTATGGACTGGTACGAGGGTATCAACATTGAAAGCTATGTTAAAAACTATTTTAGCGTAGAAACCTTGCGTCAAGCTCCAATTATAAATTCTAACATTACTGGAAGAGTCTGCGCTGTTAGGTCGCAAACATATAAACGGCCACCAAGAATGCGAGCTTCGGATACCTACCATGCCTCCGTGAACATCCACAGCCTCAATGGTCAGCGCAGACTATTGGAAAGATTAACATTTTTATTAGGCTCAATGGCATTTCGCTCAAAATGGAATGAAATAGATCAAAAACTTGAATATGAGATACTCTCTCACTTTGAGCCATTATTTCTTGCTGGAGATAGCAGAGATAAACCTATTGGCGTATGCTATCCTATTGAGTATCAAGGTAATGCAAGGAATGAATCGCCACTTCACGCAGTGTGGACAGAATCTCGCCCAGGATACCAGGGTGAGCATTACTTACTCAATGAACATGGTGCAAAGATAAGCGTAAATGATGGTGATATTAATCCATATGGTGTATTACCAGTATCCTTTACGCATCGCTATCCACCAATACGAGATTTTAATAGCGTAAAGAACGCAATGGATGTTGCACAGGCCGACCTAGCACTTAATGTTGCATTACTAGAGCTAGAGATCGCAGTGCGCTATGGTGCGATGGGAATCAAATTCATTACTGGTGTTGATAGTGCAAGTAGGGTAGAGATAGGTTCTGATAAAATTTTATATCTCCCTGAAGATGCGAATTTCGGCGTAACGAATGCTGGTGGTTCTCTTGCAGAGATTGTTGATGCTACAAGATTCTTTGTAGAAACAACACTCAACAACAACCACATTCGTGCTAAGTATGCTAGAGATGACTCAGGAAATGCGCCTAGTGCAGCAAGTCTTTCAATACTCGAAATGGAGTCTACCAATATCAATATTGGCGAGAAAGAAGACACTTGGCGGCCCTGGGAACAGCATCGTTATAAGATCGATAGAGAAATACTCCGAGTAGAAGCAGGCATAGATGTTGGAGAAGAGTATAGTGTAGACTTTCTCGAACCAAATTATGCTCTCACACCTGATACTGAAATTGCTCTATGGACATGGCGTTTTGAGCAGGGATTAGCATCTAAGCAAGATTATTTTGATTATATGAATCCAGATGCTTCGCCTGAACAACGTGCAGAATTTGAGAGTAGATTACAAGAACAACCTCAAGAAGAAGACCAGCCAGTTAACCGCCTACTAAACAGACTACAAAATGGCGGCTCTTGATGATGCAATAGACGCATATACGCAGTCTATTGACCAAGCAAGTGATGAATTTATTAAGGACGCTACTAAGCTTGAAGATGAGGGTTTATCAATAGAAGAGATGCTGCTCTTTATTGCAGCAATAGACGTGGCAACATATTTTATTGAAGACTTAGGTGTGTCAACAGGTATTAGCGCATATATGGTAGCGACAGAAAGATTATTAGATGAGTTACCATTTTTTGGAGCAACATCAGAATCTAAGTTATTAGCATTGCAAAATATGCAACGGTCCAATATTGTCAAATTAAGTGGCACGATTGGAGAATCGGTAAGAATGAGTATAGCGCAGGGAATTACAAATAAATTAAGTAAAAACGATATATCTGACCTTATTAAACGCAACTTAGGTAGAGATGTTCCCAGGATTGATACAATTATTACAAGTACACTAGGTACATATCAGCAAAGTGTGATTGCTACAATGTCAGAAGACTTACCTGATAGCACGCTATATGAGTATTTTGGGCCAAAAGACAATAAGAATCGTCCAATATGTAGATATTTTTTATTGGAGTCACCATTATCAATACGTGAAATAGAAACGGCTCAAAAAGGCGCATTTCTTGATCGCGGCGGGCATAATTGTCGACACTTGTGGAAGCCATTGGTGTAATGCTGGATTTATTTAAAATATTACGCTTTACAAAAAAAGACTTAGAAGTTCATGGTAAAAAAATTGTTAAAGCTCATAAAGAGCAGATTGAGCAAGGAATAGACTATCAAGGTAAAAAGTTTGCTGATTATACAGCGCGTTATAAGAAAAATAAATCTTCAGGAAAGTTTAAAAATCAAAAAAGTAAGCAAGTAGATCCACCTAACCTGACGCTTACTGGAACAATGTTATCTGCGTTTAGCTATATGCGTAGTGCATTTACAGGTGGTGAGTTAGGCATTTTATACGGCATTAAAGACAAGGTACAAGCGCAAAAACTTAAAGATAATCAATTAGGCAAATTTGGAAATTCAAAAAACAGAAAAAAGATGAGTCGACGGCCAGATAAGGCGCGTGTCATCGTTCGTTCTAATAAGATAGGGCCACAAGCTGAAAAAGAAGTGGTCCAAATGTTTTTTGATGTTGTAACGAAAAATACAAAAAAACTTAAAAAACGCCACACGGTGAACGTGTAAAACAGGAGACAGTATGTCTGAAGATAATGTGCAGAAAGCACCTGGTAATGAATCATCACCAACGAAAGATGATCAAGGAGTAGCGACTCAACAAGCGCAGGATCAATCCCAACAAGGCGAGGTTGGAACATTGATAGCAGATGCAAAAAAATATCGCCAAAGAGCGCAGAAAGTTGAATCTGAACTTGCTGAATTAAAGCAAAAAATTGAAACGCAGCGCCAAGCTGAATTAGAAAAACAGCAGGAATGGCAAACGCTTGCAGAAGAGCGTGCGAATCGAATTGCGGAGCTTGAGCCAGTAGTGGAGCAAGCACAGAAGCAAGAAGCACAAATGCGTGAACAGATACTTTCTGAGTTTAATGAAGAAGACCGTGAAACATTTGGAGATCTGCCATTGAGCAAACTTCAAGCATTGCACGGTAAAATTGTTAATACGCCGAAAATACCTATAGCTAATAACCCAGCAGTTCCAGTAAATGAATTGCCCGGTGATTGGTCACAAATGAATGCTGAAGACCGTCGAAAAAATTGGAAAAAAGTGCTTTCAGGGTATACTTCGGTAAGAAAATAAATAAGGAGTAAAAATGGCTTTCACAGATCCATTTGACGTAAATGTCCACTCAGGTGGTACTGGTGCTGTAACACCAAATATTGCAGATCAGTTTATACCTGAAGTTTGGGGGCAAGCTATATTAGAAGCTTTCCAACAAAAAATAATGATGAAAAATGTCGGTATCGACTTGTCACCTGAAGTGGCAAATCAAGGCGATAAGATTCACTTGCCACACATTGGTGTACCAGCACTTAGTGCTTACACTCAAGGTAGTGAGATTGCTGCTGATGTTAGCAGTGGTGCTAGTATGACAAGTGATGAGACTGCTTTAACAATATCTGAATACAATGTAGCATCTGCTTACATTCCAGACATTGTTGATGTTCAGTCTAATTATGACCTCATGGAAATCTATGCAAAACAGTTAGCATATTCTTGTGCTAGAGGTTTTGATAATTTCTTGCACTACCAAGTTGCTAATAACTTGCATGGCTTACTTTCAAGTAATACTGGTGCTGTTGGTGCAGATGCTAATACTTCAATGCATGTTGTAACTACTGGTTCAGTTCTTTCTCAGGCAAATCTAACATCATTGATGGGATTGATCTTGGGTGAAACTGGTGATACTACTGGTTGGAACTTGGTATTGTCTCCAGATATGTATGCAAGTCTAAACTCGCTAACTAGCTATTCTCAAGGTACTCAAGCAACATTAGGTGCTGAGTTTGGAAAAACTGGTAATGCTGGTGCTATTCTTGGTATGCCTGTTTGGGTTGCTCAGTCACCTTATATGGGTTCTGCTTCTGGTGGAGCTGCTGTAAGTGCTGATGCTACAAAAGGCATTAAAGCTGTTACTGATCTTGATGATAACGATACTACTAATGCAGATATTATCTATGGCTACGCAATTCACGAGTCTGCTCTATACTTTGCTTTCTCTAAGGAAGCGAAGATGCAGGCTTCTTACAGACACTCTTACCTATCTACACTCGTTACTTGCGAGTCTGTATATGGTGGTGCTGTTAGAAATGCAGATGCTGATGGTGAAAGACGAATATTCGCTTTAGTTGATTACGTATAAACACTAATAGCAATGAAATAGCTCTAAGGGGAGCGTATGCTCCCCTATGAGCAACCAAGATGCCCATGAGACAGCCAAGCTCGGTAAGGCATCATAACTCAGGAGAAAAAATATGGCAGACTTACGCAAATACTCAGTAAATGAATCGAACAACATTGGACTAGGACAAGCTGGTTGTTTATTTGAAGATGGCACAGATGATGTTACAGGCAAGAAGATCATTGCCATTCAATTCATTTCTGACTCAACATTTACAACATTAACACCTGAAAGTTCTTCATATGTAGGTACAGCAGGTGGAAACGGAGATGCAATAGACACATCTAATTCATTTCCTGCTGGAGTAGTAATTTTTGGTAGATGGACTGCTTTTACATTAGCTAGTGGTTCAGTTATAGCTTACTTAGGATAAGCCAATGCTAGGATTAGGCAACATCCTTACAAAAGGTGGGGCATTACTTGGCTTTCCCAACAAATACTCATTTTCATTCGATGGTTCTAATGATTATTTAGATGCAGGAAATGGTCAATCACTTGGATTTAGTGGTGCAGATGCTTTTAGTATTTCAGCTTGGGTATATGCAGATGTTGTAAATGCTAATCAAGTTATTTTAGCATTTGGAAGTGATACAAGTAGCTCTCCCGAAGGTAAAAGAGTAGCAATGTTTTTAGCATCAACAGCAAAGCCAACTCTAGCATTTTGGGGTAATGATGTTGTATCAGCAGGAACAATTAGTGCAGGTGAATGGGTGCATTTAGCTATGACTTTTGCAGGTGGGAATAGAACATCTGCAAATTCAAAAATTTATATTAATGGAGTATCGCAGACTCTATCTGGTGGAACTGCATCAGCTTTAGATTTATCAGATATGGATTTTATTCATATTGGAGCAGACCAAACTCCAGACCAAGAATTTAACGGACTCATTGATGAGGTAGCAATCTGGAATGTTGCTTTAAGTGCCTCAGATGTCGCAAAGATTGCCTCTAAGCCAGTAGATTTCTCCAAAGCATCTTCTTACGATACAGACCGAACTGCCAACCTTAAACTATGGCTCAGAGCAGGGGATAAGGTACTCCCAGAAGAAGATACCTCAATCGCCAGAAGTGACTTCTATACTGCATTTGATGGTGGAAGTGAAGTGGTTTCAATATCTAATACTGTAGCACCAACCGAGGCAATTACTGTATCTGCTTGGGTAAACTTTACATCTCTTGAAGATTATGATTTAGTTGTTGGTAATACAGACACAGGTAGCAATGGGTGGA